TGAAATTGCTAAACCTTACATTGTTACTATAGAACGAGGTTCTAGCGAAATTTTATCTATAAGAAGAAACTGGAACCCAGATGACCAGTTAATGTTAAAAAGACAACATTTTGTACATTACGTTTATGTACCAGGGTTTGGTTTTTATGGACTTGGATTAATACATATCATAGGAGGTTATTCTCGTGCAGGAACTTCAATCATTCGTCAGCTTGTTGATGCTGGCACTCTCTCTAATCTCCCAGGGGGTCTTAAATCTCGTGGATTACGTATTAAAGGAGATGCTGCGCCTATTGAACCAGGGGAGTGGAAAGACGTAGATGTACCCTCTGGTAGTATCCGAGACAACATTATGGCTCTACCTTATAAGGAGCCAAGTCAAACATTACTAGCTTTATTAGATAAAATAACAACAGAGGGCAGAAGACTAGGTGCTATCAGTGATATGAACATATCTGATATGTCAGCTAACGCTCCAGTTGGTACAACTCTAGCTATTTTAGAGCGTACCCTTAAACCTATGGCAGCCGTACAGGCTCGTGTACATTATGCAATGAAACAAGAGTTTAAGCTCTTAAAAGCCATAATGACACAATATGCACCGAAAGAGTATTCTTACGTACCTCACCGTGGGGAGATGAGTGCACGTCAAGCAGATTATACGATGACTGATGTGATACCAGTGTCTGATCCTAACAGCTCTACGATGGCACAAAGAGTTGTACAATACCAGACTGTGTTACAAATGGCAGCACAAGCACCACAAATATATGATCTACCGCAGTTACATAGGCAAATGATAGAAGTCCTTGGTATTAAAAACGCAGATAAACTTGTTCCAACAAAAGATGATGCTGTACCTGCAGATCCTATCAGTGAGAATATGGATGCTCTTAATGGTAAACCGTTAAAAGCTTTCATGTATCAAGATCATGACGCACATATACAGACTCATATGACTTTCTTACAAGATCCTATGATGGCACAGATGGTAAACCAGAACCCACAAGCCAAACGTATATTAGCAGCTACACAAGCTCACATTGCTGAACACCTTGGTTTTAAGTATCGTAGGCAGATTGAAGAAGAACTTGGAGCACCTCTACCAGCACCTGGTGAGGAGTTACCAGAAAGTGTTGAAGTCAATCTTTCTCAATTGGTGGCTCAAGCAGGGGCACAACTAACACAAAAACATATGCAGGAGATGGCAGCTAAGAAAGCTATGGAGAAAGCTAAAGATCCTGTTATACAAATGCAACAGCAAGAAATGCAGATTAAACAAGCTGAAGTACAACGTAAAGCAGCTAAAGATCAGGCTGATGTATCTATAGAACGTGCTAAATTAGAACTTGAAGCAAAAGAAAAAGGTATTAAGTTAGCAAAAGATAAACAAGAGTCTCAAAATAAGATGGAGATGGATATATTTAAAACACTTCAAGCAAGTCAAGACAAAGCTAGATCAGAACAGACTAAAGCAAGATCTGAAGCTAACAAGTTAAGACAAGCAGCAGCTATGCAAGCAGCAAAACCTCAACCTGAAAAGAAGGAAAAGTAATGGCTAAATCTCCAGCATGGCAACGTAAAGAAGGTAAATCTAAGAGCGGGGGGCTAAATGCGAAAGGAGTCGCTTCTTATAGAAAGGCGAACCCAGGCTCTAAATTAAAAACAGCGGTTACAACAAAACCGTCAAAACTAAAGAAGGGTTCTAAGGCTGCAAATAGGAGAAAGTCCTTTTGTGCTAGAATGGAGGGAATGAAAAAGAGGAGGACAAGTGCAAAGACCGCACGAGATCCAGATTCTAGAATCAATAAATCATTAAGGAAGTGGAATTGTTAAATGGCTAAAAAAGGTTTATATGCAAATATTCATGCTAAAAGAAAAAGAATTAAAGCAGGGAGTGGAGAGAAGATGAGGAAACCTGGAGCAAAAGGAGCTCCTACCGCTGCTAACTTTAAACGTTCAGCTAAAACAGCTAAAAAGAAAGGTTAGTAATGGCAAAAACCGTCTTTGACGTGCTAAAAGAAAAAATCGAAGTTGACAAGCAAACAGCAATAGATTTTCTTGCAAAAGCAGGAGCAAAAGATTTTTCAGAATATAAAGAGTTAACTGGTCTTATTCGGGGTCTGGAGACTAGTTTATCACATATTGAAGACCTCTCGCGCAACTATATGGAAGATGAAGATGAGTGAAATAAAAGTAACAGAAGAGAACCCACAATCAGCAAAAATATATACTTATGACCCGAATATGTCGGATGATGAGTTAGAAGTTCAATTACCTAAACCTGTAGGGTATAGAGTCCTTGTAGCTATGCCTGAAATAGAAAAAACCTTTGATGGTACAAATGTGTTAAAAACAGATGCAGCTATGCACAATGAACACATTATGTCTATTATAGGTATGGTATTGGATATGGGAGACCAAGCATATAATGATAAAGAAAGGTTTCCAGATGGTCCTTGGTGTAAAACAGGAGACTATGTAATGTTTCGTGCCAATACGGGTACAAGATTTAAAGTGGCTGGTGTAGAGTATCGTTTAATGAATGATGATTCTATCGAAGCCGTAGTAGCCGACCCTCGCGGTGTAACGAGAGCAATATAGGAGATAGCATATGGCAATAGAAAAAGTAGAGTATAGCTTTCCTCATGAAGATGAGGATGAAAAAGTTATAGAGGTAGAACCTTCTTCTGCAGAAGAAATTAAAAAAGCTAAGAAGGAAGAGCCTGAAAAAGTAAAGGTTGAAGTTGAAAAACCGAAAGAAAAAGAAGTAGAAATCGAAGTTGTCGATGATACTCCTAAAGCAGATAGGAATAGAAAACCTTCTGCTCCTCCAGAAGATTTAACAGATGAAGAGCTTGAACAGTATTCGGACAAAGTTCGCAATAGGATTAAGCATTTTAGTAAAGGTTATCACGATGAACGTAGAGCAAAAGAAGCCGCTTCTCGTGAACGCCAAGAGCTAGAAAATTATGCTAAATCTATTATGGAAGAGAATAATAAGCTTAAGGGTGATTTAACTAAAAACCAAGAAGCTCTTTTAAAACAAGCAAAGTATAATGTTGAAGAGGATCTAAAAAAAGCCAAAGCAGCTTACAAAGTAGCCCATGAGTCTGGTGATTCTGATGCTCTTTTGGCAGCACAAGATGCTCTTACTACTGCTAAGCTAAAAACTGATAAATTAGCAGATATAAAAATACCTACTTTACAACAAACAGATAATAATGTAAAACTAGATACTAATAGTGCCCCTAAGCCAAAACCAGCCGATGAAAAAGCTGTGGCATGGTCAAAGCAAAATCCTTGGTTTGGGTCGGATGACGAGATGACAAGTCTTGCCATGGGGGTACATACGAGACTTGCAAAGCAGGGTGTAGACCTGCAGAGCGATGAATACTACGATGCTATAAATGCACGTATGCGAGAAGTGTTTCCAGATAAGTTTGAGAGCACTGACAAACCAGAGGCCGAAGGGTCAAAAAAGCAGTCGAATGTGGTTGCCCCCGCAACGCGGAGCACAGCACCTAAAAAGGTGCGATTAACGCAAACACAGGTACAGATTGCTAGGAAGCTCGGAGTGCCACTAGAACTATACGCCCAAAAGGTTGCAGAAGAAATGAGGAAAACATAATGGCTGAAAATCGAATAAACCGTGAAACTACGACACGAGAAAAAGTAGAACGAAAAAAAGCCTGGACAAGACCAGAGGTTTTACCCTCGCCAAATCCTGAGCCAGGATACTCGTTTAGATGGATTCGTGTTGCAACACAGGGTCAAGTCGATCCAACCAATGTGTCCTCGAAATTACGTGAAGGTTGGGAGCCTGTAAAGGCAGTAGACCATCCAGAAATTACAATGGCAACTATCGAGAATGATAAATTCAAAGATAACATTGTGATTGGTGGTTTAATGCTTTGTAAAGCTCCAAAAGAATTGGTCGTAGAAAGAACTGAACATTTTGCAAAGCAAACAGAAGGTCAAATACAATCAGTTGATAACAACCTTATGAGAGAAAATGACCCTAGAATGCCATTATTTCATGATCGCAAGTCTAAGGTTACTTTTGGAACTGGCAATTAAATTTTAGTTAATAGGAGACTAAACACATGGCTTGGCCTACAATAGACGGTCCTTACGGATTAAAACCCGTCAACAAGCTTGGTGGTACGCCTTTTGCTGGAGCTACGAGACATTTTGCTATCGCTTCTGGTTATAATACCAATATCTTCAATGGAGATGTTGTAAAGCTATTAAACGATGGTACTATCGCTCGTGACGCTATCACAACGGCTACTACTAATACTGTTGGCGTTTTTTTAGGGGTTACTTATACAAACCCTACTACTTCGCAACTTACCTTTAGTCAATACTACCCTGCAAATACAGCAGCTTCTGATATTAGAGCTTACGTCTGTGACGATCCAACAGCTCTATTTAAAGTAGTTTCTTGTACTGCTGGTGGTACAACAGTTACTGCTGTCGGCAGAACTGCTATAGGTAATAATATAAAACTAGTGAATAACACTGGTTCAACCGTGACTGGTAATTCTAAAGTCGCTATGGATTCTGGAACTGCTACAACTAACACTTTCCCAATGAAAGTTATTGATGTTGTAGAAGACACTGCAAATGCTGCAGGTAACTTCGTAGAGTTCATCGTAACTTGGAACTTTGGTATGCACCAGTACCATAAAGCATTAGGAGTATAGATCATGGCTATAAGTAGAGCACAACTCTTAAAAGAACTCCTCCCTGGTTTAAACGCTTTGTTTGGATTAGAATATGCTAAATATGGTGAGGAACAC